CTTCATATTTATCTAGTCTACCCAAATCAGGTCCTTGCATTCCAGGTTTTACATATTCAATTGCAACTGGTTGTGAGTAATCATTTTCCCAGTTGACACTAACCTCACCATCAAAATCATCCACTTTGACACCAGGAACTTTTTCATTAGTGTAAGTTGTCCCTATGAGTTGATCTGTATTTTCTAATTTATAATAATCCATGTGATCAGGATTATTAGCTTTGTATTCTTGTGTTCTAGCAACATCGGTATAATAATTTTCTCCTCTACCCTCTGCAAACGCTTTGTCATACTCTGCTTTACTAACTTCTACTTTTTTCTTTTTAAATATATTTTCTGCTACTCCTTCTCTTCTAAATTTATCTAAGAATGTTGGAAACCAATCAGGCATTAATGTTTCACTGTTTTTTAATTTTTGTATTTCTGTAAATATATTTTGTACGACAGGTGTTTGTTCTGCTACTCTAAAAAATTTACCAACGATAGGTAATGATGCAAGTCCACCCATAATCTTCATAAATTTTCTTCTACTAGGATCTGATGGTCCGCCTTCGTCAAAACCCATTCTTCCACCGTATGCTGCGGACTCTCTAAGCATGTCTTCTTGATCTGCAAGATATTCTTGATATGCTTCTGGATCGGTTTCTCTCATTTGATTTATTCTTTCTTGTTCTCGCATGCCCATCATTACACCTTCAATACCCATTAGACCTAAACCAACCGGAGTCATCAATGTTGGTATTCTTGCACCCATGGCAGCGATTCTTCCTGCTCTTCCAAATCTACCAAGACCTTCTAAAGCTTGAAAAGGATTTAATGCAAACCTACCAGCTTTTGCTAAAATTCCTGTACCACTTCCCGCAACTCTTTTTCCTAATTCGGGTAATAAAAGATCTGCTCCTGCAAGACCTACATTAGGATCTTCTTGTAACTCTCCAAACTCATCAGAGAAAGGATTTATGTCTACAAACTGTGATGCAGAAAAACCAAGTCCTGATGGAACAGAACCAAAAGCTTTAAGTCCACCTTTAAGAACTCCTCCATAAATCTTTCTTCCTGTTTTAGTTAACAAAGGTGATGCAGCTGCAGTTGTTCCTACAAGGTATGGATACTCTTCTAATAAACTTTTGTCTTGATTTATTTGTGCAGGTGATCCTTGTGGCATTTGTCCTTGATCGTCAGCTAAAGCAAAAGGTGTTGCTGCTAAAGTTGCTAACCCTGAAATGATTCCTACTTTACCACCTTTACCAATTAAATTTTTGAATCTATTTTTTACTGTGTTTTGAAAAGATTTGTTATCTAATTTTTTTGATATGTCTATAAGTGAATCTGTATCTTTGTCTATTTCAAAAGAGTATCTATACTTTTCATAATGTGCATCGAATAAATCTTTAAATTGATTATAAATTTTTTTATTTTTAATAGTTTTTGAAGGAGGTTCAAAAGATAATCTCATACCCTTTACTTTTTTGGCAGGATTATTTTTGTTTGCCATTAATTCAAAATCGTCTACTTTTTTATTATACTTTTCTAATTCAACTAATCTTTCAGGATCATTTTTAGCAAGTTTAATTAACTTTCTTTCAAGAAAACTTTTATCTACATCTAAGCTGTTTCCTTTTATAGAGTCATTAAAAGTTCTACCTAAAACTTGTCCAAAAATAGTGTAAGGACTATCCGTTCTTGCACCCGCAGTTAATCCACCAATTTCATCAACTGCTAACAAACCTTTTAATTCTGGAATAAAATTAAATATCTTTTCTAAAATATCTTTTCTAAGATTAGCAAGTCCTTCATCAATACCAAAAATTTTAGAAAATCTTTTTTCATTGTAGGCTCTTGTTCTTTTTTTTCTTGGACCGTATTGTCCTTCTTTATATAACTCTAAATCAATAATAGCGTTCGTAGCTAATTTTTTATATGTTTTAGGAACTACTAAACCAGATTGTCTTACTGGCACCTCTGTTCCCGCAAGATAGTTAGCTAAATCAACTTGTCTAGTTGCAGCTATAGTTCTAGTAGATTTTAAAACAGATTGAATTTGGCTTTCAGTTGGAAATTTACCAGCGTCTAAAGTATCAGTAATTATTTTTCTATTTAATAATTTTTTAAGGTCTTGTTCTAATTTAACTCTAGCACTACCTTTATATCCTTCAGGTAATTTTATTTTATAAAGATCTTCAGCAGCTTTAACATGTTTATTGCTAACAAAAAATCTTTCATCTCCTGAAAAATTTTCAATAATTTCTTGAGCAGAAGGATTTACTTTATTTTTTTTATTAAATTTATCTATGTATTCTTTAATTGCTTCTAAACGAGGTTTATAATTAACCGGAAGTTTTTCTCTTACATTAGTATATTTATTTGTAGCATCTCTTGTTGATTCAAAAGTATATGGCCTACCTGCATCATTAATCTTATCTTTCATGAATTGATCATAAAATTCTTGATTTGTTAGATTAGGATTTTCGTTTCTTAATTTTACAAAATCGTCTTTACTAACAAATCTATCCATAAAATTTTTTCGATTCTCTAAAGCTGTCTTTACATCTCCAGTAAAAACTATTCGATCAGATTTTACTCTTACAGCTCCTTTTGGTATAACATCTCCTTTATATCTAAAATAAGGTTGTCCTTCATATTTCTTATGCCAATTTTTTACAGCACTAGCGTCTAATGGTTTTTTTACAATACCGAGTTTAGGAATTGCAAACCCTTCTCTTGTACCTAGATCCTCGCCTTCGATAACACCGCCACCGATAGCAAGTTCTTTTCTCTCTAAAGATTTTATTCTTAGATACTCTTCAAACGTTCCTTGAAATCCTTCGTCTACTGCCTTTTGATATTCTTTCTGGTCACCTAGATATTCGTCCATGAGACTGGCGACCTGTATCTCTCCTTTAGGTTGAGGTCGCAACATGTACGCCATCATTTCATTGTATTCATGTACTTTCATTATATTTTTAATATTCCGGCTAGTCCGCCTTCAGCTTGTTTTCTTCTTGGTGTGCTTTGTAATACGTTCATGATCTCATCTGTACCCATACCTTTATCCATCATCGTTTGCACTTCATCAAGAGTTGCTAAAGCTGCCGCTTGATTATTTGGATCAGGGTCTAAGACAATATTTTTTAACAGATCTTGATCTATTCTATCACCATATTTTACTATGATATCTAATTGTTTGTCTGTTAGTTTTTCAAATAGACCTGGTTGTATATCTTCTGCAAGTCTCATAATTTTTAATTGCTTAGATACAACGTCACCTGTTGGCAAAATAGTATCTCTTGGATCTACACCTTCAGGTAAATCTACCTTCTCATCACTAAATGGCGCTGCAATATCTTCAGGTCCACCACGTGATCCTGGTGGCACGCTTAATGTATTGTATGCTTCATCGTAAGCTTTTAAAATATCTTTCTGGTCTACAGCATCTCTGTCGATACCTAAATTTTCAAACATATCATCAACAGCTACATCAGCGTCTATTTTCCTGTCGCCTGATTCCAGAATATTGTTAACTGCTTTTCTAATTTCTGTTTGAAAATTTAAACCTTGATTTTTTAAAAACTCAAATAATTTTATTTTACCTCTTGCAAATTTAGCTCTGGTGCTCATGATACCACCTTCAGCATTTTTCTTTCTATCTGTTATATCAAACTCATCTAAAGTTTTTGCATAACCCTCTTGGTCTTTTAATTCTTGTAAAACTCTTTCAGCATCTATAATTGACTGATCGTATGAGCCTGCACCTTGTGTTTTAACTTTTAACTTAGGCATGTTAGCTCTAAATATTTCTTCATAATTTTTAAACGATGTACCCTTTTCTAATTTAGATGCCATTGCATCTGCAGCCTCTAATGCATCCTCTCCATAGTATCTTCTAAATACATCAATTGGATCGTCTGCTGATAATGGTGAGTATTCTGTAATTCTAAATAGATCTTCTTCATTTAATTTTAAGTTACCTGCTTTGTGCTCTGTTTTTAAAAATTCTCTCATCGCAGTTCTTAAATTACCTTCTGCATACATACTACCACCAAGTGTCCTGTAACCGGGATTCTCTCTTTGATATGGCATGCCTGGAGTTTGAAAAGGTTTAGCTTTGTCTTTAGAACCTGTAGGTCTTCTAAAACCAGTCATAGCATCAAATATATTTTCTAATGCAGTTGAAGTTGTTTTTTTACTTTCGTCTAAAGTTTTTTTTAAATCTTTTCCTTTTTCTTGTAATTCGTCTGATAATGATAATATTCCTTTTTCTCCACCTACATCTTGCTCTTTCATAATTTGTTTGGTTCTTTTTTCTGTAACCGCTGCAGCTTTACCTTTTTCAAAAGTATCTTTGATTTGTTTTGAAAGTTTGTCATCGACCTGACCAAACTGTTGTCTTGCAAAATTAAAAAGGTCTTCAAGACTTTTGATGTCTCCTTTTTTGACCATGTTAAATGCTGATGCTAAAAATTTTAATACTTCTACTCTTGATGCCATAATCTACCAATAATACTTAAATTGTTTTTGTGGTAGCTTTTCATCCTCGTAGTCTTCTGGGTGAATAACTAAACCACCTTGTCTAAATCTCATGACTGCTTGTGTTGTGCTATCAACCAAATCATCATGATCTCCATACGGAAATGCAGCGCACTCTTCAATAACCTCTTGAGCGAACTGTTTATTCAAAGGTGCATATATACTACCAGATTCAAATAAAGGTGCAACAGAATTTACACGTGTATGTTTATCGTTTCCACGTGATGGCGTGTAGTTTACCACAGGAATACCCATCTGTCTTAACTCATAAGTTAGTGGTAGTCCTGATGCTTTAGACTCAATCAACACAGTTTCTGGTTGCCAGTAATCATATTGTTCTTTTGCAACCCTACGTAACTCTGGAAACTCATATCGATCTTTTAATGCATCTAGTAAAATTAATTTAGGTGGTCCTTCCTCACTTTCTCTAAATATTCCCCATGTAGTAATAGCTGAATAGTCTGCTGTTTCTTTTTTCATAAATGCAGTATCGTAAGATTGTATTACGTGATCTAGTGGTGGTATGTAGTCTTTATCCCAGTCTTGCCACCATTCTCTTTTTAAAATTGCGCCCTCTTCTGAAGTTGGGTTTTGCATCCACTGTGCATTCCATTTGCCGAGTGATAATGATGCCTTCACTGATTCCAGTTCGTCGATCTTCCA